CTCCAGTCCAACGACGTTGATCAACCAGAGGAGCAAACCGACAGACCAAAGGGGATATCGCCGATGACCAGCTCGACAGGACTAAAATGTTCAAGGTGTCACCAGCCGGCCACAGCCGCCAGAACGGACCCTAACGGGAGTCTCAGCCTGTGCATCGGCTGCGCGGCGCTGGAATCGCTGACCGTACCGGCCGAGCCCGAAAAGCGGAGCGCCGCGCCCGATAAATACCAGCATGGGGCCGCAGGAACCCTGATCCACAGGGTTGACGCCCAAGGAAAGATATGGAGCCACCAGGCGCTCTCGCTGGAAATCCTGGGCACCGGCGCCAACCTGGTAGTCTCAACGGCGACGGCGTCAGGAAAGACGCTGATCTTCCAAAGCCATGCCATGCAGGTAACAACGGAAACGGACGCAACAGCGCTGGTACTCTACCCGATCAAGGCGCTGGGGAATGACCAGGCTGAAAAATGGAGGGAGGCCGCGCAGGCAGCCGGTTTGCCCGGAAACGCCATAGGCCGCATAGACGGCGATACCCAGATGCAGCACCGGACGGCCATCCTGGACCGGGCAAAGGTGGTAGCGATGACACCGGACGTGTGCCACGCATGGCTGCTGCGAACCCAGGGACAGTCAGCCCAGGCCAGATTCCTGGCAAAACTGAAGCTGGTAATCATTGACGAAGCACACACCTACGACTCAGTGTTCGGATCCAACGCGGCGTACATGTTCCGAAGGCTAATCAGCGCCGCAATGGCCGAGACCCACAGGAAGAATGTCCAGTTTATAGCTGCCACGGCCACAATACTAGAACCGGCGCAGCACATGAAAAACCTGACCGGCCAGGACTTCGAAAGCGTTGCACAGGAGATGTGCGGCGCCCCGCGCCAGGCGAGGGAAATCCACCACGTTCCCGCCGACGGAGGCAGCCACGTCCTGGAACAAACCACCGCCAGGTTGATGAACGCAATCATCAACGCGGACCCAAGCGCCCAAATCATCACTTTCCATGACTCACGCCAAGGCGTAGAAAGAATTGTGCAGTATGCCGGAAGACCCGACGACATAGTCCCGTACCGTTCAGGCTACCTGGGAAGCGAGAGAAAGGACATCGAAGACCAGCTCCGCCGAGGGGCCATAAGGGGCGTGGTAAGCACCTCCGCCCTCGAAATGGGCATTGACATGCCGGACCTGAGCTACGGCCTTAACGTGGGACTCCCAACGACGCGCAAGCAGCTGCATCAGAGATTGGGCCGAATCGGCAGGACCAGCCCGGGGACGTTCATAATAGTCGCTCCCAGCAGCCAGTTCGAAGCCTACGGCGACTCAATGGAGGATTACATTCGCGAAAGCGTCGAGGCGACCAACCTGTACATTAACAACGAACACATCGGATACCACCAGGCCAGGTGCCTGAAACAGGAACTGGAAACGAGGGGCGCCAACGCCATGATTCCACCGGAAAACTGCCGCTGGCCGGATGGATTCCAGCAACTGATGAGGGAAGCCCACAGCCGAACGCCAAGGCTCAATTCAATAAGGCCCCCGGCCAGCGGACCGCCGCAGCTCAATCACACCATGAGAAGTACAGGAGAAGAAGAACTGCAGCTGATGGCTGTAGACCAAGGGCACGGACAGAGCCAGCCGGAACAGCGGAAAGTGGGAACGATAAGCCTTCCCTACGCCATGAACGAGGCTTACCCCGGCGCCATCTACCGACATTACGGGAAGTGCTACGAGGTTCAGGAATGGGCCCGAAACCGCAGCAGCAAAGAGGGGCGCATAAAGATGCAGCAAATCCCTTCGGTCCGAGAGAGAACACATAGCCTGGAACGGCAGCTCGCCGTTATTGACCTGGACCAGACCAGAAACAGCCAGGACCTGAAGGAGAAAGAAAGGGGGTTCTACCAGAGAACCGCCATGAACATTATCCAATCGGTGGAAGGATTCGTTAAAACGGGAGACCCTCCGGTCCTGTACGAAAACCTGTCCCGCATAGACCCGGGCAAGAGCCGCAAACAACGGACCTACGGGACGACCGGACTGCACATCACCATTGACAGCGAGTGGTTTCAGGGTAACGACAGCCAGGGTTGGGCCAACCGGGTACAGCTCGCCAAGACGCTCAAGAGCCATCTGTGCTACCGCAGAAGCATAGCCAGCGGCGACATCGACTTCGTGGCCGACAACATCTTCCTGAAAAGCGCCAAAGGCTGCATGCTGAGCGAAAACTCCCTAGTCGTTTACGACGATGTGATCGGCGGGCTCGGGCTAACGAACCACCTGTTCGAAAACCTGAGGGATTACGCCGACAGCCTGCTCAGGTCTGCGACCGACGAGAAAACAAAGCTGGAGCGCATAGAAAGGAAGACCGCTCGGCTCTTCCTGCAATGGCTCGACGAGAGGCAACAACAGGCTCCAACGAGCCAGGACGAACAGACCAGCTGGTGGCGGGTACTCCAGCCTGGCACGAGGATAAGATACTACAGCCCAAGAAAGAAAGCCCTCGACGAGGGGACCACCGAGGAGCCGATCTGGCAGGAAGGGATTAAGTACATACTGAGGAATAAGGAAGGGCAGATAGAGCTTGAACCCGTGGGCGAGGACGCGCTGCAGCCGATAAGACCGGCTGACTGGCAACTATGGATGCCAGCGGACAACCGATACGAGCGGGTCCGCATCGACTGAAAGAAACGGCCCGGGTGAAGTCCCGGGCCGCCTTACATGGACTAATAGCTCTGTGACCAAACCCCGAGACGGGCAACATACATCCAGCAGAGAGAGCCGTCAGACGGTTTCTCTTCAGCATCAGTAGACCAATATACAATGATATTATTTGCTCCGTCACGACCAGAAGCGCGGCGCGGCCACTTAGAAAGGTCATTCTCCAATCGAAGCCCTGACGGAACAGTATTATCACCCACCTTCAAAGTCCCAGACGGAGCGGCAGTTTCATCACCCGCGGCAAAGCAGTTACTAAGGTTCCGTTCCGACTTAGTGACGTCTGTAGAACTAACACCCGTCGTCATGACGACAGGGTTCCAGACCTCGCGAGCACACTCGCCCCGCTGAACCTGTATCTGCGAGATGACCTGCTTTATCCTAGAGGCATTGGAAGCGCCGCGCTGGAACACCAACTGGTTCTGCAAAATACCGTCGCAACTGGTGCCTGAATCGGTCGTAAGAGCAACGCCGCCAACCGGCTCAAGGACCGCCTCGGAAACGACGTTCGGCAAAATGAAGGCCATGCCCATCACGATCAAACCGACAACGACGCCGATCAGACCCATCTTCGCCTGGGCCATCTTGCTGGGATCCCCTTGGCCCAGCATGAAGTTATAACCGACAAACACGACGGCGACGCCGGAAATGCTGCCGCCGCAGATGAGCAAAAGACGGGTCAGCCCGCCGATCGCAGTGACAAATTCATCCATTGAAATTCCTCCTCCTTAAAGGTTTTAAACAGACCGGGCCCGAACCGGCCCCAAAATCAGCGGTAATGACTCAACCACGTCCGAAGGCGAGCAATGTAAACCCAACAGGGAGCGCCATCCGAAGGCCGCTTCAGGGGACCGAAGTAAATCACCATTCCGCCACGGCTGCGATAAGTGTCATTGTTAACCTCACCGGTAGGACCGCCCTCCCGCAGGGAGGTAGGTATAGTCACGCCATTCAACACACCAGTGCTGTCCTGGCACTCAGCACCCGCCACCACGGAATCAGAAACATCAGGATCCCAGAGCTCCTGAGGACACTGATCGTTAGAAGCGCGAATCTGGCCAATAGCATTATTCATACGCGCAGGCGTATTAATAGTGGAATTGCCAACAAGCAAATCCCGAAAGAGCTCATCACAATCAACAGAATTCCGGGACTGAACGGAAACGCCGCCCGCCGGCTCAACAATGGTGTCAGAGACAAAAGTGGGAATCAGGAATGACATTCCCATAATGACCAGACCGATCACCACGCCGACGCCCGCGCCTCGCGCCTGGGCCACCTTGTGCGGGTCCCCCAGGGAACTCATAAAAAGGTAGCCGCAGTAAACAATGAACACGCCGCCGAGAGCGGCGCCGATGGCCACCATGACCGTAGTCGCATTGCCCAAAAGGTCAAGTATTTGATCCATAGAACCAAGCCTACCGCAAACAAGCGGGGTAATGACTTTCACAAACGAAAGTTTTTCAGACTACTGACATTTCCTCATTGCAAGTAATCGAACCGGAAAATTATACTTCAAAAAGTAGAGAATACCTGTCATAACGCACCCTGCAGGCCGCTTCCGTTAGTGTATTAAAATACCGGTATATTATGGCTCCCAAGAAAATTAACTGACGGTAGCAAAACACTATCAGGCCGCTGGGAACCGCGCGGCCACCTAGGCGCAATAACAGACTGAGAGGACAGAATGAACCCCGCAAGGGTGGCCTATCACATGGAATTAGTCCGACGGAAGAGACAACTGGAGAACGAGCTCCACCAGGTCAACACGGCACTGGGAGTGTCGGAAACGGAGCTGATAGAGCGGATGATCGACGCCGAAACCCGGCAACTACGAGTCGGCGACAACCTGCTGTACATGCAGAGAGAGGTCGTAGCCCACGTAAAGCACGGCGAGGACGGTAACACCGACCAGGCCCAGCGGGCCCTAAGAGCCAGCAAGCTGGAAACCGTCCTGCGAAGCCAGATCGACGGAAACAAGCTGAAAGAACTAGGCCGGCAGCTGCTTAAAAAGGGCGCCTGCATGCCACATCCCGCATCAAACTACATAAAAATCGAGGAGGTGATTCGTCTCAGGTTCCGGGACAGCGAGAAGGGCTGACCGGCCCATGCAGGAGAAGCAACCAACGGTCCGGAAAAAGGCTCCGGCGCCACCGGGCAGGCGGAAACCCGGCCAACAACCGCCAAATTAAGTTAAGCAACCAGCCTGAAAAAAGACAAAACGACTGAAAAGTAGGTACAACGTATGAGCATGGAACAAGCGGTGAAAGACGAGCCCACGGCCGTCGACCAAGGCTTCGAGGAAGCCAGATTCGACGCGCTGAAGCTCAGCGAGGCTGACCTCAAGGAAATCGAGCACGTTTTCCGCGAGGACATCGGCAACGATGAGTTCAACGAAAGGAGCCTGGAACGCATCCGGCTCCCGGCGGGCGGGACCACAGTGTGGACGGTGACCAACGCAGAGGGCACTACCCACCCGGAAACGATAAAGGGAATCATCCTGCAGTACAACCGACCGCGGGCCATGTGGTTCGAGCGGCGCAAGCACGGGGAACCCGCACGACCACCGGATTGCTACTCGCTGGACGGCGAGAAAGGCAATTACCGGCACCAACCTCCCGGAACGGTTCCTGAAAAGGGAGAACCGGGCGCCGACTGCTTCAGCTGCAAGTTCAACCAGCCGGGAAGCAACCCGGAACGGCCTGAATCACGCAGCAAACGCTGTCCAGAAAAGAGAACCCTCTTCCTCCTGACCGAGAACAGCATGATGCCGGTGATCATACAGCTGCCGGTAACGTCGATCACGAACTTCAACACGTACAAGACCCGGCTCTTCACCGACTTCAAAAGACTGAGCCGCGTCGTAACCGCCATCAGCCTAGAGGCCGACGAGAACGACACCGGAGACCCGTACACCCGAGCAACCTTCCTCAAGGTCGGTGAGCTCAACGATCTTGAAAAGATCGGCATGAGCCGCTACGAGGACTACTGCCTCAAAGAGCTGAACAGTTACCTGGAGGCCGACCAGAAACGCCAGTTGCTGAGCGGAAACCTGGAAGAGCCTGCGGCGCTGACTGAAGGCCAAGGCCAGAACGGTCCGGTACCCCCGGGCGAAATACCCGCCACGGCCCGGAAGGAGCTGGAGCCTGGCCAAGTAGGCCAGGACAAGATCATCGAACACCAGCCTGCACCACAGGAAGACAGGCCGGTGGAGAGCGTCCAGGTGCCCACCGCCCCAGGTGCGCCGGAAGCGGCCCAGGCCAATGAAACCATCCCGGCCGCAGGCAGCCAGAACCAAGACGTAACCTGGGAACAGCTGGGCGATAACGCTCCCACCGAAGAGTCAGCCCAGCCATCGGCTGGCCAGCCGGAAACACCCGCCGCCGAACCGGCGAAGGTCGTGGACGACCCCTTCGGGGACAGCATGCTGGACCACAACGACGAGGTCTTCGCCCGCGAATACGTCTCGACCGAGGACGAAGACAGCCCCAACCCGCCGGGTGAACCGTTCCAAGGCGGGCCACAGGCCCAACCGGCAGAGCAATCGCCCTCCCTTTTCCAGTAGAATTTCCAGGTAAGGACCACAGACCCAAAAGGGGCCGGGCGCCGCTGCAAAGCAGGTGACCGGCCCCCGACTGTTCCAGGCAGGTAAGAATGGAACCCACAGAACAATCAGACCAAGCAAACAGCTACGAATACCAAACCATCGGGCCACCGGGGACCGGCAAAACAACCTGGATCACGAGCCAGGTCAACCGGCTGGTTGAGGAAGGCGCAAACCCCATAATAGTCTGCTACAGCCGGGCATCGGTACAGGAAGTAATCGGCAGGGAACTTCCCCTGGACACTGGACAAATCGCAACGCTCCACAGTTTCTGCCACCGGCTGCTCGACCGACCAATGATTGCCGAACTCCAGATTGCCGATTGGAACGAAACCCACACCGAACGGTACCAGCTAAACGCGAGAGCGTCCCGGGGGAACCTGGACAGCAACGCCGCCGATATACCGCAGGGCGACGGCGCAGAGCGCATGATGGCGGAATTCATGAGGGCCAGGGCCAGAATGGAACCGCCCAAGGCTTACGCCGAGACATTCGGACAGATGTGGAAGGCCTGGAAGACCAAGAACAACCTGCTCGACTACATGGACATGGTCGAGGAAGTCCTTCTCAGAAAAATACCGCCGCCCAACGGCGCCAACATAATTTTCGTGGACGAAGCGCAGGACCTGGACCTCCTGCAACTAACCCTGCTACGTCAGTGGGGAGAAGAGGCCGGCTGCCTGGTATTGGTCGGAGACCCTGACCAGACAATATACACCTGGCGCGGGGCAGACCCCAACGCGTTCACCAACTCCAATATCCCGGAAGAGAACATCCGGGTCCTGAACCAGAGCTACCGGTTGCCCAGACAGGTCCACCAGAAGGCCATGGACTGGATTAACCAGGCCACCAACCGGCGCCGGATCTCATACGCGCCGACTGACGCCGAGGGGGAGGTAACCTACGAAGAAATAACCTTCCATGATAAGGAGAAGCTGGTAGAAAAAGCCTTCTCGCACATGATCGACGGCGACCAGGTGATGTACCTGACCACCTGCGCCTACATGCTCGACCCGCTGATCGCAGAGCTCAAAGAAAAGGGAGTCCCATACCACAACCCGCTGGCCACAACCAACGGGGGCTGGAACCCCCTAGTGAAGAGACCCAACCAGGTCACGGCCGCCGACCGGCTGACCGCCTTCATGGGTCTCTCCACGGAGGGAGGGTGGACGGCCCAGGACCTGGCCAACTGGACGGCGTTAATGCCGGTCAAAAACGTGCTGCCCCGCAAGGGCAGGGAATTGCTGAAAGAGCTGGAAAACGGCGACGACGGTTTCGTCGACTGGGAAGACGTCGAGAGACTGATAAATCCGGCCGCCATAGAGGCGGGACTCACCGGCGACCTCGACTGGCTGAAGGAAAACCTGATGCCATCGAAGAAGGCCAGCCTGGAATACCCGCTACGCGTCGTGGAGAAGAGCGGCATCGGAGCGCTTAACGACCGGCCGCCGGTAATCGTGGGAACAATCCACTCCGTAAAGGGCGCCGAAACCGATGTGGTGTACCTCTTCCCCGACCTGAGCCGCAAGGGCTACCAGGAATGGATCAGCAAGAACGAGGAGGACCGGAACGGACTCTACCGGCAGTTCTACGTGGCCATGACGCGCGCCAAGAAGAAGCTGGTAATCGGAAAACAGATATCCATATTCGCAGTGGACCTGTGGCCCGAGGAAGAAGACGGAGTATCCGAGGACGAATAAAACAAACAAGGAGTAGCACTCGCCGATGGTGAAAAAAATCTAGCGGAAAACATCGCCAGCCAGATCCTGCAGATGATAGAGGAGGGCGGACTCGCCCCCTGGGAGAAGGACTGGAACAGCAGCGGGCTAATGCCCCTCAACGCCAAGACCAATAAGCCGTACCGGGGCATCAACATCTGGATCACCATGGCGTCCCAGATGCTCCACAACTACCAGGACCCCAGGTGGATCACCCTCAAGCAGGCCAACAATCTTGGCGGCCAAGTAATCAAGGGTGAGAAGTCCACAACCATCGTTTTCTGGCAGTTTCCCAACAGCCCGAAGGCAGAGAGCCGCGACAGCGACCCCATAATCGACGCAGGCGACGACGCCGCCGACAACGGCGAAGAAACCAGGCGCCAAAACCGGAGAGGGCCGATATGCAAGCCTTACCGCGTCTTCAACGTAGAGCAGACCACCGGCTGCCGCCTCAAGGAGCTCCAGAGAGCGCTACCGGTCGATCACGATCCGATAGCCGCCGCAGAGCTGATCACCGCCGAGATGGCCGACCCGCCTGAAATCATCCACTACGCGACGGCGGACCACGCTCCCCACTACCGCCCGTCCACAGACCAGGTATTCCTGCCGGAGACCTCGCGCTACAACCGGATGGAATCCTACTACGACACCAGGTTCCACGAGCTGGCCCACGCCACCGGAGCCCCCAAGCGCCTGCACCGATTCGACAGCAGCAGATTTGAGCTTCACGACCGGGGCATCGAGGAAATGATAGCGGCGATGACCTCCGCCATGCTGTCGAACGCCTGCGGCCTCCCCAGGGAGACGATAACGCGAAATGCAGCCTATATCCACGCATGGGCAGACACGATAAGGGAGGATCCAGGGATCCTGATAACCGCGGCCCAAAGGGCCCAGAAGGCGTACAACTGGATCACAAACGCGCCGCCCGACGGACCGGCCAACGATGACACGGAAGCCGAGGACGACAAAATCATGGCGACCGCCGACAGAGAGCCGGCGCTGGCAGCAGCCTGAGAGGCAGGACGCCCACCAAACCCCACTAACGGAGAGCTGAACCCAAATATGGACGACACCCAGTTCTACCAGGTAGAAGCCAACGAGTTCATAGCCGGCGTGGAGGACTACGCGCTCGACGAGGAGAACCATCTATATTACCTCTCGATGATCGGACCGCAGATAGCGGTCAAGGCCATATCGGCCGCAATGGTAAACTCGCCGCCCAAACCGGCGATCATAACGCCCCTGGACCAGAACGGCCAGGGGCTTTACAGATTCAGCATCACCGCAAGCCAGCCGGAGCTGAAGCAGAAGACTACCTGGCGCCGCATCATGAAAAAGCTGCCGGCCACCGGCAGCTACCACATGGTCATGTACCCGAGAATAGCGGAAGAGCGCAGCGTCTCCGGAAACGAGATGCTCATGCTGATGAACAGCGAAGAGCCAGAAGAGGAACTCTACTACCGGCTTCTCACCAGGATCACGCACCTCCCGCTGCACAAGAGCTGGAGCCACTGGCTGTGGAAGCGAGCCCGTGAAATGCGGGAAATCGAGGAGTTGCATACAATCAACATCAAGGCCTACAAGGCCACCTACAAGCCCGGTTACCTGGCAAGAGACATCTCCGCTGCGGTCGCCAATAAACAGCTGACGGTGAAGGAGGATTAAGGCATGCCCAGACTAGCCTCACAGGCCATCGGCCAGTATTACCCCACGCCGCCGCGGACCATCGAGCTAATCGCGGACAAAGTGGACATTGCCTGGCCTGACCAGGACAAAGACGACGCCACCGGCCGGGAAAAGATAACCATCTTCGATCCCTGCTGCGGGCAGGGCAAGGCGGTCGACCAGCTGGCCCAGCTGGCCGGAAACCGGGACGCAACGCTACTCTACGGCATCGAACTCAACTACGGGCGAGCCAAGGACGCCGCGACGCGGATGAACCACGTGCTGGCATCCGACATCTTCGGCAGCGCCATAACCAACGAGGCTTTCGACATACTTTTCCTCAATCCTCCGTACGACTTCGACCCGGAGAGCAAGAGAGCAGAGCTAGCGTTCCTGGAACGGTGCCACCGATACCTCAAGCCCAACGGGCTGCTGGTCTACCTGATACCGCAGCAACAGCTGGAGCTGACCGCCCATACCCTGGCGGAGAACTACAGCCAGATCCAGACCTGGAGCATGCAGGACCCGGAGTACGCCACCTTCAAGCAGGTAATAGTAATGGGGACGAGGAGAACCCAGCCCGGTCTCGACGCGACGAAGGAGAGGGAACTGCAAGGCTACGCGACCCTAAGGCCTCCCATGCTTGACGGTGAGAGCGGGGAAAACTACTACATCACGCCGGCGGCGCCGGTCCCCATCGGAATGAAGGTAACCCAGATAGACCAGGGCACAGCGATGGAGGAAGCGCGCGACCGCGGAGTGCTCACCAGCCGGGAGTTCGCAGCGCTGATGACCAGCGCAGTTGAGCACCAAAGCATGCCGCTGATGCCGCTGCGAAAGGGCCACCTCGTGTCGCTCATAGCAGCCGGACTGCTGAACAACATGAAGCTGGAACACGAGGACCAGGAGATCCTGGTCAAGGGCAAAAGCAGCAAGAAAAAGGTGGTCGAGGTGGACAATGCCCAGGAAACCGTCATCCGCGAACGCCTCGAAAAAACGATTATGTACATCAACCTGAGGACCGGGGAACTGGTCAAAGTCGAAGGCTAGGAGCCGGCACGAAAGCGAGACTAGGAGCGAAAAAGAATGGTGGCTACGACACGCTACAAAGACGACCTGGACGTCGTCATTGGGGTCGACGATGACGAAGAAGAGGCCCAGGACGCAGAACCGGATGACATCGGGGAACCGGAGTACCGGACAGAAAAGGTAGGCGAATGGGTCACCACCTACCGGAACAGCATAACGGAGAAGGTCCTGAACAGCTATCCGCCAACCTACCGGCCCCAGGACTTCCGGGAAGTGCTGCTGCCCGGTCTGTTGAGAACGCCCAAAGGAGGGCAGGGCCACGCCATCAAGGCCATATCCCACGCCGTAAACACCTACGGCAGCGCCAACGTAGTTGGTGAAATGGGAATAGGTAAGACGATTATAAGCATAGCAGCCACCGAGTACCTCGGGAAAAAACGGGTCCTGGTGCTGTGCCCGCCCCACCTGGTCGAGAACTGGGAACGAGAAATCCGCCAGACGCTGCCCCATCCCTACTGCCATATCGTGAGGGACACCCGCGACCTGAAGCGGACCGTCGAAAGGGTGGATATCCTCCAGAGAACAACCCCCGACCGGCCGGCATACTTCATCCTGAGCCGGGAGGTGGCCAAGCGAAACTACCGCTGGAAGGCGGCCTACATAACCCGGCAGGAGAGGACCTTCAACACCGAGGGAGACAGAATCGGAACGGGCTACTACCGGGCCACCTGCCCGGAATGCTACGCGCCGGTCACCAAGGCCAACGGCAACGCCAGGACAATTCCGGAACTCGAGGCGAACAGGCTCTACTGCCTGAAGTGCAAGGGCGCTCTATGGAGCGCAGACCGCAACGGCGAGCGCAAGGAAGCCACCGCCGACTACATCACCAAGAGGATGAAGCGTTGGTTCGACATGATCATCGTGGATGAGATCCACGAATACAAAGGGGGCAAGACCGCTCAAGGCATAGCGGCCGGAAACCTGGCCAGCGTCTGCCAGAGCTGCATAACGCTCACCGGAACCCTGATGGGAGGTTACTCAAGCACCCTGTTCTTCCTGCTGTACCGGTTCAACCGCCAGATAAAAACCGACTTCGGCTTCCACGATATGCCCCGCTGGGTCGAGAATTACGGCTTCGTCGAACAGACGATCAGAAAAGAACAGGGAGACGCGAGGGACGGCCGCATGAGCAAGCGCCAGTCCAACCGGGAACTGCCGCCCAAGGAAAAACCAGGCCTGGTCCCGGACGCCATACTCCACATCCTCCCGAACACGGTCTTCATAAGGCTGCACGACGTCGCCGACGACCTGCCGCCGTACGAGGAAAAGCTGGTCCTGGTCCCCATGGAGAGCGACGAGGACCTCAAATTAGAAAGCCAGGAAGACCAAACGAATCCCAGCGCCGACAGCGACAGCGGCCAAGCGGACCATGATGCATCAACCGAAGACACAGACGTTCAGGAAAATGAGGGAGCCAGCATCGACGGGCAGGAGGTCGAGGACCTCGACGACGACCAGTACGAGGACGAAGTCCACACCGAGGGATTCGACCCGAACGGCAGCCAGGAGTCAAACTACCAGAACCTGCAGAAAATGCTCTTCAAGGCAATAGTAAAGACCCGGTTTACCAGGCTGATGTCCAAGGTTGTATCAACCTACGTCCAGTCCCTGCTGACCTACCCGGACCTCTGCACCCAGGGCGAGAACCTGCACCTGCCGGTCAAGCTCAACGAGGACACCGGGACCTACGTCCACATGGACATCGTGGCGCCCCCGATGGACGCAGACAAGCTCTATCCGAAAGAGGAAGCCCTGATCAAGACCATAAAACAGGAACGCGCGGCGGGAAGAAGGGCGTTGGTGTACGTCACGCACACAAACCGTCGGGATATAATCCCCAGACTGGAGCGGGTTCTGAGGGACGCCGGCATCCATAGCGCCAGCATGCGGACCGGAGACGGCGGCGGCGCCCAGCACCGGGAAACCTGGATCAAGCAGAAACTTTCCCAGGGCATCGACGTACTTATCTGCAACCCGCAGCTGGTGGCCACCGGCCTGAACCTGACCCAGTTCCCGGTAATAATCTGGTATGAGATGAACTACTCCATCTACCTGACACGGCAGGCCTCCAGGCGCTCCTTCCGGATCGGACAGGACCAGAACGTGACCGTATACATGATGGCGTACCGGGGCACCATGCAGGAGGCGGCCATGCGCCTGATTTCGCAGAAAATGAACCAGTCAATGATGGTCGAGGGCCAGCTCCCGGAAGACGGCCTGGCACAGCTTGAGCAGGACGAGAGCGACAACCTGATAATGGCGCTGGCCAAATCGGTGCTGGACGGGGCCGAGACGGTCGGCGACCTGGAGACCATCTTCGAGAACGCAAAGCGCCAGGACACGGAGGACGAGGGGTTCATAACCGACCAGGAATGGACCAATACCCACCAGTACCAGGAGATCGTCGTAAACCGAATCGGAGCCCCGCCGGAAAATCAGACCCCGGAAGAAACGAAGGCAAGCTGGGAAGATATATTCGGAGTGACCATCACCAGATAGAACGTCATCAGTCCGGCCCTGACCAGGCCGGACCCCTGCATGGATTCAGACAAAAATGAGGCAAGCCACGCGGGAGGAAAAATGACCCAGGAAATCCACATACCGGACCGGATCGGCAGGACCACGGTCGGAAGGGCTCAGCCAAAAACGCTGATAACCAGAGGCTCCGGCTTCGTAGACCGGTACGACGGGGTGATCAACCCCTTCATCGGCTGCTCCTTCGGATGTACCTATTGTTACGCCAGCAACTTCGCCAGCTCAGAGACCATGCAGAAAGAATGGGGCTCGTGGGTGACGGCCAAAACTAACATCTACCAGCAGATCGACAAATTGCCCAAGGGCAGCCTGAACGGCAAGACAATCTACATGGCGACCGCAACAGATCCTTACCAGCCGCTGGAGCGGCAGGCCCTGGCAACCCGGGTCGTCATGGAATGCCTGGTGGATAACCAGCCAAGGGTAAAAATGGTGATTCAAACCAGAAGCCCCCTGGTGGAAAGAGACATCGACCTCTTCCAGGAGCTGGTACAAGGCGGCGGCCGCCTGCAGATAAACATGACGGTGACCACCGACGACGAGGAAGTCAGGAAGGACTTCGAGCCAGGCTGTCCCAGCAATCCGGCCAGACTGAAATCCGTCGCCAGCCTGACCAGGCAGGGCGTGCAGACCTGCATCACCATGACGCCGCTCCTGCCCCTCAGGAACGCCGCCGCCTTCGGCCAACAACTGCTGGACACGGGGTGCCGGCGATTCATAATCCAGGACTTCCACGCCCCAGCAAAGCCGGGAGTGAGATTCGTCCGAGGGACGGATGCCAGGGCGCCGGAACACCTGGAGAGGCATTACGGCCTGGAGCACAGCGAGGCGCTGAAAGCGTACCGGCAGGAATACTTCGCCAGCAAGGCGACGCTGGCGGGCATGCTGCCGCAACTGGGTGTCGGCAAGCCGGGATTCGCGCCGCCCTTCTAAAAGATAACCAGAGCCCCTCCACAGAGGCACAAGGGAGGGGATCCCACAGAGAGGACCCAATCACAACCGCACGAAGAGAATCAGCCCTGATAAGCACCGCACAATACTGCGAGGAAGGGCTGGTGCTGACCGACGAAGGATACCCCAAGGGAGCAGGCTGGCGCCTGCTCAGAGAGCCTGACGGCCTGACCGGCGAGATAGCCGAAATTCTGAAGATGGAAGAAGGGACAGCGCACGCTGGCGGAAGACCGCACGAAAGTCACCGGCACTACCGGGACGAAATCTCGTCAAAATATGACTGGCACTACTGGATCGAAGACGGCCAATGGTTCGTGGAACACATGGCCACCGGCCGACGCCAATCGCTCCGAGAAGCAATACTCAACTGAAGGCGGCCAGAGGTGTAGAAAATGCAGGACGAGCTGACACGCGCAGAGGAGGCCCTCCGACACATCCCAGCCGACGACCGGGAGACCTGGGTACGAATGGCATTCGCACTCAAGAGACACTTCGGCGACGTGGCTATGGCCATCTGGATGGACTGGAGCAGAACGTCCCCGAAATTCAGCGAAAAAGCGGCCCAGACCTGCTGGCGGTCGGTCAAGGACAACGGGGTCGTCGACCTGCGGCACCTCTTCCGGACCGCAAGAGACAACGGCTGGAGGCCTCAGAACACGGCCTCAATACGGTTCGAAAACCGTCAGGAAGAGATCGCGGAACGGCGCCGCCAGCACGAGGAGCTCAACGAGAAAAGGGCGCGGAACGCCGCGCGGACAGCCCAGGCCAGATACCGCAGCGCCAGACCCGAGACCCACCCTTACCTGGAGAAAAAAGGGTTCCCGGAACTGATAACCCGAGTGCTCAACAGCCGGATCATACTCCCGATGTCGGCGAGACCCGGCGACAGCAATTTCGCTGATTCAATAACCGCCGTGCAGAGCATCAGAGAAGACGGTACCAAGCTCTTCGAGCCGCCCTACTGCCGGAGCAGCGGCTCAAGCATGCACCTAGAACAGAGAGAGAGGCCCGAGATAACCTGGAACTGCGAGGGCTACGCCACCGCCCTTTCAATAAGCGCGGCGCTGGACGTCATGGGACGCGACAACGACCTGATCATAGTCGCCTTCTCGGCCGGAAACCTGCTGAAAATAGCCCAGGAGGGTATCGTGGTGGCGGACCACGACCTGTACATCTGCCGATACCCGGACTGCGGCCATAAATGGGACCAGGAGACCTGGGAGCCAAGGCCGCCGTGCCCCGAATGCGGCCACGAAGGCATACCGCCCACCGGCCAGAGGTTCGCCCGAAGCATCGGGCTGACCTGGTGGCAAAGCCCCGAACCCGGAGACGCCAACGACCACCACATGAACCGGGGCCTGGACAACCTGGCCGAGGAGCTGACCAGAGGGCCACTGGTCGAGTACCGCAGCCGCCAGGCAGCCTGAAATAACAAGCCACCAAGAGAAGAAAGACCCCGGCCGCAAGGCCGGGGCGACACAACACGCCCGGAAAAAGGCGGCAGACCACCTGCTGAAGAAAGAAAGGAGAGGAATGACCGAAAACGCCAACCACCCGTGGTACGACCGGCCGAACGCAACCATCAACGCAGAAGGCGACCTGGAGATAAGAGCATCCGCAGCACGAAGCTGCCGACGCGCCCTGTGGTACACCGTGACCGGGGTGAAAATCACCGACCCGCCCACGCGCCAGGACCGGGCCCGAATGGAATCCGGCAAGATGATGGAACCGGTGCTCATCGAACTGATGAGGGAAGAGGGCTGGAACATAAGGCACAACAGCCAGCTGCAGCCGGAGACCTGCCGCATAAAGATGATGCCCGGCGTATACGTCACCGGAACGTGGGACGCCTTCGGCCGGGCGCCGGAGGGCCAAAAACCGGCCACTGACTCGGTAATCGAGGTAAAGGTCCGGGGCAACGCCCAGTACAACAACTGGAGCATAAGGGGAGCGGCGCTGGCCACCCCGGACGCAGTATCCCAGGGCGCCATCTACGTCTGGCAGATGGACCCGACCGGAGACCTGGTCATAGCCACCATGAACCGGGAGACAATGGAATGGGACACCGAGCAGATCGCCAACGCCCGGCTGAAGGCCGCCATGTACGACACAGTAGCCTGGCTCGCGCCGCTTCACGAACGGCTGAAGGCCAGCGGCCCGGAAGCGAAGCTGCCCCCGGGCCGCGACTTCACAATGAAGAACTACCAGTGCCAAAACTGCCCGTTCCAGACGGAGTGCTACGCCAGCGAGAAAAAGGAGGCTGAGCCCCAGGGAACCCGCCACACAGTGAACATTGAGGACGCCACCCAGGCGCTCCTGGACTACGAGGACGCGGCAGTGGCCATCGACGAACAGACCGAAAAGAAAGCAGCCAGCATGGCCGTCATTGCCGCCTGGTACGAGTCCACGGAGCAGGGCAAGATGAAGCTGCAGGGCCACAAGAAGGCAAGGACCATCAGCCGGGTCAGCTACCCGTCATACCAGGTCAGCGACAAAGCTGTCAGGGAGCTCCTCACTGACGAGCAAAAGGAGGAGTTCGTAACCGAAAAGGAAATCAGCTACGTGCGGGTCAGCTGACCGGCGTGCGCTAAAATAAAAAGCGAAGGAGTCCCACGATATGGTAGAAAAAGACAACCACATGCGGATAGTGGAGGCAACCCCCCTGGAGCACGGAGCAGATTACACCCGCTTCGACATCCCCAGATGGGGCGTAACGTTCCCCATTACCGTCTACCGGATGAACCCGGAACAGCAGCACATGCTCCCACTGAACCAGACGCGCGTAATGCTGATGCTGGCTCGGTCACTGAAGCACGGCAAGTCGGCCGACCTCCAGGAAAACTGGAACTGGCAGTTCGTCCGCCTGGCCAGCGACGAGGAAAAGGAAGAATACTACGTCAAGAATCCGCCGGTCAAAAGGGCGGACGTCCGGATGACCGGACCCGCCGGAATGAGCCCCAACGAGGTTTACCGGCACCTGAGCATACAGCGGCAGACGGCCCTCAAGCTGGCCATGAAGCACGTGCATGCCGTCATCAAGGACCCTACCGAGGAACAGATCCTGGCCACGGCCGGAAGGTTCGCCGACTGGATCGAAGAGGGCATACTGAACCAGGCAGGGCAGGGCGACCAGCAGCTGGACAAAGCGCAGCCTCTCTACGAGGAGCCCATCGCCGTCCCCGAAACCGTGGACGAGGCGGTGGCCAACAGCCAAGAGGCCGCTGAAACCAGCTCCGAAGAGGACATCCTGGTGATACCCGAAGACGACGACTCACCGGCGGGGTTTATGGAAAATCTGCCGGTGGCCGAGCCGGAAGAGAGGGAGGCAAAGGCCCAGGCGGAGCCAGCCAGCGCCAACGGCGCCGCAGCGCTGCCAAGCGGGCCAGAAGCACCGCAAGCAGAGGAGTACCACGGAGACCCGTCCGAAATGGAATGGAGCCAGAACTAGGAAGGAAGCTTTCCCAGGGCCAACCAAAATAGCGGAGGACAACATAAAAATGGCCGAGAAGAGCTGGCAGGAAATGGTAATGGGGGAACTGAGGGAACCAGAGCAGCCGCAGCACCTCAGAGCATCGGGACTCCACCACTGCATCAGAGCGCTGGCTTACATCCACAGAGGTACTCCGGTCAGCGACCCGCCAGAGCAGGACGACTACAACAAGATGGCCCTGGGAAACATGGCCGAGATCCTCATAATCAAGAATATGGAGGACGCAGGCTGGGAAACAAAACACACGATCTGCTCGCCGGAAGGACAGCTGGAAGTCAAAATACCCCTCCCTGACGGCGAGACATATATCCCCGGCCACCCGGACGGCCTGTGCCGCCACAAGATCTACACGCGAAACGCCTGGCTCAACCTGGAATGTAAATCGATGGGAGTACGCCGCGGCGCGGAGGTCAGGGCCCACGGCGTTAAGGTCCATTACCCCGGGTATATCGTACAGATAGCCCTGTACGCCCAGGAACTGCACCGCATGGGATTGACCGAGCATCCTCACCACGGCGTGTTCGGATTAATGGACCGGGACGGAAACAGCCTGCCGCCAGACCGGGCAACCTGGAAGGCGGACACAGCACAGAAGGCGCTGGAGAAGGCGGCCAAGGCCGCAGCGACCGCCGACAGCGGTGATCTCCCAGACCGGCCCTTCCACGCGGGGTCCACCGAATGCAACATGTGCGAATTCAGAACGCTGTGCCGCGGAAAGAGGCCGCCGAGGACGGCGGCAATGGCTCCAATAGAGAGCGACGAAAAGCTGGTGCTGGACGCCGCCGCCGAATGGCTGGAGGCGAGGCCCTCAACAGAGCACGCCAAGGCGGTGCTGCAACAGACCTCGGATAACCTGGACGGCAGGACCGTGGCCGCCGGTGAAGTGCTGGCCGGTTACTTCGAACCAAGAAACCGGCCCAAGTACGACAGCCAGCAGCTGGAGGAAAAGGTGCCCCTGGACATCCTGAGAACCTGCGTGAATGAAGGCCCGCCGGACCGGGGCGCCTTCTGGATACGCCAGAAAAAAAGCTAACTGGGAGAAAGCCTGCGGTCCAGCTGAACCGTACGTTCCTCGTACTCAAGCTCCAAAAGCGACAGATCGCGCTCAAGCTCAATATCATACTTCCGCTTCTGATTCTCTGGAGCACGCTCCCGAAGACGGGAGGCCCGTTCCTCCAGGGAGTCCTCCCGGGCGTCACGATACCGGGCAAGCAACTCGTAGGGATCGACACCCTGGCGGTCCGCCTCCCGGATGATCGAAGAAGCGCTGGGCAGCGACGAACTCCCGTCGTCCTGACTGACCACAATCCCGCATCCCATTACCAGAAGCGAGAGACACAAAGTGACGACGGCTATGCTTAAAACCAAAGGGTAACGGAAAGGGACCGCAACACCCATAGATAGACCTCCGCGATAAGACAGATTAGGAAAAGCAGCAGAGCCAGAGAGACTCCAACCAGGGGCAAATACCGGAGACAGCTCAGCCCGTCGGAACAAACTTCCGGACCAACCGCTCCAGCAAGTCCAAGTTGCCAGCCTGCACCCAAACGGAGCCCGAGCCTGCAAACTTGAGGACAACACCCTCTCCGCCAAGCAACAGAGTGGCCAGACCAGGCATCTTACCGATGCTGTAATCCACGCCGCCGTCAAAGGCGACCAGGTGCCCGGTATCAACGACCAGCTCACCGCCGGCCTCACTAACGCGGACCTCAGTAATACCGCCGTAAGCCCCGCACCAGACGAAGCCTCCGCCACCGGCAGCCCGCATGCGGGTAAAGAACGCGGACTCCCCCGAGAACATGGAACCCAGACCCTGGAAGTCAGCGTCCGGCTTCAGATCGCCGGTATAAGCAAGCAACGCGCCAGCTTGAAGGAGCACCTCCTGATAGGGCTCAACCCACAGCTCGGCAACGGAACCCGGGACCGGGGGCGACAACGCCACCCAGCCGCCGGACGGACCACCGGAAAAGGAATTGAGAAAGAAGGATTCGCCGGTGAGCTTCCGCTCCAAACCGCTTAAAAAGCCACCCTTACCGCTACTCATACGGACTCCCTGACAGGAGACCATGGCGCCAGGCTCCGCCATGAGCGCCTCCTCCGGATCGAGCCACACAGTGACCATCGGGAATCCACCCTGCTCCGAATGTTCAGTACGCACGCTAACCCCCCTGTTCAAGGGCCACCGGCCCAAAAAAGATAGAACCGGAAATGAAAGGCAGGACCGGCCCAAAAAAGGATAACATCAGGGCCATGAACGTGACTTTCACAAAACGACTTAAAAAAATGCTCGGGCCCACGACCCTGATCATGCTGGCCGCAGCGCTAATGGCGTGCCAGGAAGAAGAGGCCGCCCGACGGCCGGGACCATCGGAACCGACGCCAACACTGACCGAATACGGGGACTTCCAATGCAGCTACTGCGCCGCCTTCGCCCTGCTGATAATGCCCGAAATTAAAACGGAGTTCCTGGACACCGGACTGATGAGATTCGAGTACAAGCACTTACCCATACTGGGGCCCGGGTCATGGGCCGCGGCCAACGCTGCGGAATGCGCCCGCGAACAGGACGCCTTCGATGAGTACCATGACAGCCTATATACAAATGCGGCCCACGGGACCCTGAGTACGGACCTGCAAGGCCTGATGGCAATAACGGAAGACACGCAGCTGGACCAGGAGGACTTCGAAGACTGTCTACGGGACCAACGCCACCAGGCAACCGTGGAAGCAGACCGGGACGAGGCCCGGCGGATAGGCGCAAGGGGGACACCAACGCTGGCCGTGGACGGCCACATAATCGAATGGACGTCCTACCGGAACCTGAAAACCCAGCTCAACGAGTGGGTCGAGCACTACAACAGCCAAGCAAGAAAGGGGAGCGGAGCGTGACAGGGCAAAAAGCATTCCAACGGCACGAAAAACCGGCGAGGCCGACAAAGGCCAAGCCCGACAAGAAAAGAAAGGCTCCATGCTAGGATAGGCTACCCACAACCACCACAGCGCGGACAGGCATGGACCAAGCACCCGTAACAGCCGACGATGACGGCGAAAGGAGGCTACCCATGCTGAAAAGAAGAGTTGACTACGAGCCGGAGGCCAAGGTGCCCGAGACAAGGTTGGAACTGATCCACAACCTGATCCACCACTGCGACCGCTGCCCGCTCCACAGGGAGCGGATTCACGCCGTCCCCGGCACCGGGCCCGAATCGGCAGAGATATTCATGCTGGGCGAGGGCCCCGGCAAGAACGAGGACGAGGAGGGCAAGCCCTTCGTCGGCCGGGCCGGCAAACTGCTGGACGAGCTGCTTGCGTCAGTCGAAATGACGAAGCAGGACATCTACATAACCAACATAATCAAATGCCGCGCCCCGGGAAACCGGGACCCGCTGCCGGAGGAGCAGGAAGCATGCAGCCGCTTCCTTAGAATGCAGCTGACGACGCTTGAACCGCTTCTAGTCGTAACCATGGGCCAGTTCGCCCTCTCCCACTTCCTGCCGGGGGAACCCATCGGCAAAGCCCGGGGACGGCTACGCAACGTAGGCGGACAGCTGGTGTATCCGGTAATACACCCGGCCGCAGCGCTGAGGAGAGGAGACTTCCACGAATGGGCCAAGGAAGACTTCCTGAGACTGCCCGCCATACTGGAGCAGGCAAGAAGCGAGCCTCCGGCCGAGGAAAACCCGAAGGTCAGAACCCCCAGAAAGCCGCCCAACGACGAAGACAGGCAGCCGACCCTGATCTGAAAACCAAACAAGTAAAGGAGCCCGCAGGACCATGAACGACACCATAACGAACCGGAAACGAATAGCCGACGCGATGACGGCCGCCGGCATAGCCCAGCGGATAAACATGGGCCAGGCCCATACCTCGGAAAACTCCGTAGTGGTGCTCAAGCGCAGGTACCTCAGGAAAAACAACCAAGGCGAGGCCATCGAACAGCCCAACCACATGTACGAAAGGGTGGCCGACAACCTGGCCCAGGCCGAGCTGTTCTACAACGCCAGCGAGGAGGACCGACGGGCCGTGAAAGGCCAGTTCTTCGACGTGATGAGCCGCCACGACTTCCTGCCCAATTCGCCGACGCTCATGAACGCCGGCCGCGAGCTCCAGCAGCTCTCAGCATGCTTCGTGTTGCCCGTGAACGACTCTATTGAGTCGATATTCACGAGCGCCAAGGACACCGCCATCATCCACAAGTCAGGCGGCGGCACCGGCTTCTCCTTCTCCAGAATCCGCCCAGCCGGAGACCGGGTGGGAACCACCGGCGGCGTAGCCTCAGGGCCCGTGAGCTTCATACGGGTATTCGACACCGCAACCGAGGTGGTGAAGCAGGGCGGGACCCGCCGCGGAGCCAATATGGGAATCCTGGACATATCCCACCCGGACATCCGAGAATTCATAGAGGCCAAGAATACCGGCGAGTTCCTGCAGAACTTCAATATCTCCGTGGGCGTAAGCGAGGACTTCATAGCGGCCGCACTGGCCGGCGAAGACTACGACCTGATCAATCCGGCGACCCGCGAGGTCACCGGAAAAGCGAACGCCCGGGAAATTTTCGACCTGATAGTGGACAACGCGTGGGCCACCGGCGACCCGGGGCTGGTCTTCCTGGACCGGATAAACCGGGACAACCCCAACCCCCAGATCGGCAGGATCGAAAGCACCAACCCCTGCGTCACCGGAGACACGCTGGTTATGACAACCGAGGGACCCATTCCGGTCAGAGAGCTGGTCGACGTCCACTTTGACGCGCTGCTCCACGGCGCCCCCTACCCGTCGGGACCCAACGGCTTCTTCGCCACCGGCGCCAAAGAAGTCATACAAATCGTCGGAACGCCGAACCCAGGAACACCGGCAATCACGTTGACCAGGGACCACCTGGTACGCAGAATCAGCAACGGGCACACCGAATGGATACCGGCCGGAGAAATACGGCCCGGAGACAAGCTCGAGCTGAACAACCACGAGCTGGCACACCAGGAAGATCCAAGGGCCATCGGCCAAGCAGCAGTGGAACAGGCCAGAGACAGAGCCCCGTTCTGGGGCAACCGACTGGAAGACCTGCTCTCCCACGCCGTTCTAGCAGTCAACGAACACAACAGCAGCGAAGAGACCTCCTGGGACCAGAGACTGCCAGCCCAGGCCGCAACGGTCCTGCTGGACAGAACCAACGCCAATCACGTAGCGACGAAGGAAATCCTGATCAGGACGTCCAGAAGCACAGAACTGGAGGCCTGGCTACACCAGGTGTCCCGTTGGAACGAAGAGGCTTACAACGAGTGCGCCGTCAAAGCGGTGGAAATAGCCGACGGGCTATCCCCAACGGCCTTCCACGCCCCCAGGTTCACCACAGTAACAGCAATAGTGGAAGCAGGAACGCAGGAGGTATACGACGTCCAGATACCCGGCGCGAACGCCTTCGACGGCAACGGGTTCGTGCTGCACAACTGCGGAGAACAGCCGTTGGCGCCCTACGAGTCCTGCAACCTGGGCTCCATCAACCTGGCCAGGATGGTCCGCTACACGGAAACAGGAGCCGAGATCGACTACGAAAAACTGGAGGAGACCACCCGCATAGCGGTCAGAATGCTCGACAACGTCATCGACATGAACAACTACCCGCTGAAGGAGATCGAGGATATGACCCGCCGCACCCGGCGCATCGGGGTCGGTATCATGGGATTCTCCGACCTTCTGGTGCAGCTCGGAATCCGTTACGACTCCGAGGAGGGACTGCAGATAGCCGAGGACGTGATGAGCGCCATCCAGCGCATGACCCACGAGGCCAGCCACGAGCTGGCCAGCGAACGCGGCACCTTCCCGGAATGGGACCACTCCCTCTACAACAGCGGGGATAACCCCCGCCAGATGCGCAACTCGGCGCCGGTAACCATCGCGCCAACGGGGACCATCAGCATAATCGCCGACGCCTCCAGCGGCATTGAACCCCTGTTCGCGCTATCCTACGTCCGAAACGTCATGGACAACACCAAGCTGTACGAAGGCTATTCCTACTTTGAGGCCGTCGCCAGGCACCACGGCTTCTACAGCGCCGAGCTGATGGAACAGCTGAGCCAGAAGGGAACGCTGCAGGAACTGGAAGCCCCGGACTGGGCCAAGGAGATATTCAGGACCTCCCACGACATATCGCCCGACTGGCACGTAAGGATGCAGGCCGCCTTCCAGAAATACACCGACAACTCGGTGTCAAAAACGATCAACTTCCCCAACGAAGCCACCCGCGAGGACGTAATGGAAGCCTACCTGCGGGCCTACGAGACCGGCTGCAAGGGGATTACGGTCTACCGGGACGGCAGCAAGGAGAACCAGGTCCTGAGCACCGGGGCCACCGGCACCGCCGAGTCCGACGTTGACGAAGACAACGTTGTGCTCTACGCGCGGAACCGTCCCCGCATAACGTCGGGAAAAACGGAACGCTTCCACACCGGTCACGGCTCCATGTACATCACCATCAACGACGACGAGAAGGGCAAGCCCTTCGAGGTATTTGCCAACCTGGGAAAGGCCGGTGGATGCGACTCGGCGCAGCTGGAGGCCATCTGCCGGCTGGCCTCCATGGCCCTGCGGGCCGGCGTATGCGAGACCGAGATCATAAGCAACCTGCTGGGAATAACCTGCTGCCCCGCGTGGGACAACGGCATCCAGATCCGGTCGGCGCCCGACGCGGTGGCCCGGGCCTTGATAAACCAGGCCACCAACCAGGTAGAGGTCAAGGCGCCGGAGGCCATCCAGATGGGGCTGGAAGCCATGTTCACCACGGTAGAGAACGAAGTGCAGAACAAATGCCCCGACTGCAACGGCAAGGTGATTTACAAGGAGGGCTGCCTCTCCTGCGTCGACAACTACTGCGGCTGGAGCAAGTGCTGACCACACCAAAAAAGAAGCCACGGACCAGGAGAAGCTTCCAATGACAGGAAAAGGACTGCCCAACACTCCCCCGGACATCGAAGGCCCCAACGGCGACTTCAACCGTTACATGCAGGGCCTGAACCGGCCGATACCCGGCTACGTTTACCTGGCAGCGCCCTACTACAGCGAAAACAAGAAGCTGATGGCGCTGAGACGCGAGGCAATCGCCAAAATGGCAAAGGCGATCATCGGACAGGGCAACGCAGTATTTTCCCCAATAGCCTACACCGTGAAACTGGAGGAAGACGGGATCCACCACCCGGACGGATGGTACACCCTTGACATGAGCTTCCTGGCCGCGGCGGCCGGGGTTGTCCTGCTCTGCCTGCCCGGCTGGGAGGAGAGCAAGGGAGTCCTCACGGAACTGGGCTTCGCAAGAGGAAAAGCGACCCCGATCGCGGTAGTAGACCACAGGGAAATGGAAGAGGCCATCGGCGCCGACCAACTCGAGATGATGAGAACCATCTGGAATCAAACCAAAGGGTGCAGCTGAATGACGGCGCCGCCGGCCAGAAGCGGCAAACAAGATGAAGCAAGGGCCGTAACGGACCTGCTCCGCAAGGGCCGGAACTACCGGGAGCTGAGGCTCGACCACCAGATGAGGAAGGGGCGCGGGGACTTCCACGACCACCCCAACGCCCAGGCGGGATTCCACAACATACAGATAGCCATCGACAGATGGAGGAAAACCTGGAAGGCCCGAATGAAACTGCAGGGCAGGGAGGTTCACTCTACACCAGCCGCCGGGCCCTGGCAGAGCGAGTGCTCCGGCCCCTACAGGATGGAGGAGACCCGCAACGTCCGTTACCTGCGGGCCTGCCTGGAATACGCCTGGGCGAGGGAGAACAAATGGGACAGCAACGCGGCCCAGAAACGGGTGCAGGTCACCGCCTGCCGACTGCCCACGCTGAAAGCAGCAACGGAAGCACGAGACCGACGAAAAATGGCGCCGGAAACGGGAACGAAAACCGCCGCCGGTACCCCGCGAAGGAATGGAGAAACCAATGACACAAAGCCGGCTGCCGGAAATTGACAACCCGGTAACCCGGGTCTACGCGCTGAACCACAGGGAGACCACCGAAGAAGAAATAGCCGTAACCTTTGCAATGACCTCCCGCAACCCGGAAGCCTTCGACGCCATCGCCAGACAGGTGACCGCAACCAGGGCAGAGGAGTTCAACGAAAAGTGGGTGCTGGGGTACGGCCACGCGTCAGTGGCAGAACACGCAGTCCTCCACATCGCGGTGGAAAACTTCT